AGTTGAAGAGTTTATTGAAAGTTCTACCGCTAGCGAAATCAACAGTCTTATCTTAGATTTGGATGAATACCTTGAAGGTGGGTCTGACAGTATGCATAAACAACTTCGTGAGGGATATGGTCACATTCCAAAACCACAAGCAAGAAAGATAAGAAATTACCTGTATGGTATTCTTGAGGATGCCTGGAGATATAATCATGACAAGAGACCAGGGCGACGAAAGAAACAAACTAAATAATTTTGAACCCCAGATTAATCGGGGTGTTGAGTTATTACTTAGAAATAGGAGGAGGAGAGAATCAACACCAAAGACTTTTCAAGTGAAGTTTGGTAAAATGATTTCTCTCTTCCGTAGAGAGTTTCATTTCTTTATAGAATTTAATTTTGATATTAGGAAAAAATAAACTCTCTGGAGAAAAAAAATGGAAACAGCATATGTAATAACATTCGTTACGATGTTCACATTGCTCTTTTTTATGGTAGGAGGTATAATTGGATGGTTAACCTACAGGCATTTGTTAGAAACAAAACCACCATATTTGCATCCAGAGTTTTTTGATGAAAATGGGCAGGTAATACCTGACGAAATAGTATCTGTACGATTTGAGAATGACTATTATGGCTACGACGACGAAGACGAAGAAGACGACGACTGAAAAACCCATCGAAACTCTTCCTACAAATCCATTTGTATTTGAGATTTTAGAACTTGCATCAAAACAAAGAAGTAATGCAAAAAAAGTAGAAGTTCTAAAAACTTATGAAAATGATGCACTAAAAACTATTTTTATTTGGAACTTTGACGAAAGTATAATTTCACTTCTTCCTGAAGGTGAAGTTCCTTATGGAGATTTAAAAGATCAGAATGTTTACTCAGGAACTCTTTCTGAAAATCTCTCTAGGGAAGCAATGGGCGGGGAGAATGCAACGGTTCAAGACCTTCAGGGAAGAGGAAGAACTTCTCTTCGAAAAGAATATCAAAACCTTTATCATTACGTTCAGGGCGGAAACAATAGTCTCTCTTCTATTCGCAGAGAAATGATGTTTATTAATCTTTTGCAAGGTCTTCATCCAAAAGAAGCTGAAGTAATTGTTTTGACAAAGGACAAAAAACTTGAAACTAAATATAAAATAACTCACGAAAATGTGAAAGAAGCTTACCCTGATATTCAGTGGGGAGGTCGTTCATGACAGTGATCGTAGGAGAAGAAAAGAAAATGGCAGAAAATAAAACTAAAGTCAATCGTGTTCTGCCACATGAATATGGGTGTGAAATTCTTCTTGAAAAAACAACAGTAGATGTTGCAAAAGATTCATCATTCCCAAATGATGCTTATTTGATTTGGTATAACATCGATGAAGAGCAATACATTGATCTTTGTCGTGCCGCAAAAAGAGTAAATCTTTTTGATATGTACTATGACAAATATGGTCCAGGTTCTGTTCAACGAATTGATTTTGGATATGGAAGAGTAAACCCCAAACTTTGGGGATATAAACAACCTGAGAAAAAGAAAAGAAAATGAGTGCAGGATTTGGTGGATCTCCCAACGAAAACCGAGTTGGTAAAGATGCAAAAATTACAATTGATTTGGATAATATAGACATAGTACTAAAACAATATAAAAAAATTAAAAAATATCAAAAGTCATCTCTGTTCGCTATTAAAACAATGGACGGCACAGAAGAGATTGTGAGTTCATTGGTAAAGGAAGCGGAGGAAAATCCACTGTAAAATGGGAAAGCATTATCTACTTAACTTGTATGGATGCTCGTTTGTCCTTTTGGATGACGAGCGTTGTCTTATAGACTTATTAGAGTGTGCAGCAATAGCAAGCGGTGCAACTGTGGTTCAAACTATTTCAAAAAAGTTCGAACCTCAAGGAGTAACTGTTCTTTGCTTGTTGTCTGAGAGTCATATTAGTATTCATACTTGGCCTGAAGAAGGTAAGGCAGCAGTAGATGTTTATACTTGTGGTGATTGTAACCCAAAGATTGGGTGTGATATGATTATCCATCAACTCTTTGCTACTAATCACACATTAAGTTATATTGAACGGTAACAAAAGTTACATAAGTTTTTGCATAACTATACTAACAGGTCTATAATGACCTTACGTTCATCTGGAAACAGACGGAAGTAAGCCGACGCGGAACGGAACGTTCATCGGGAAACCGACGCAAACGCCGACTGAAGGAACGCTCTTTAACCTAAAAACTAAGGAGAACCCTAATGTCTAAAGTTGTATATCGTGGCATCGAATATGATACCCAAAAGCGTCTTGAGTATCAACAGCAGATGATGCAGCAACCCCAACAATACAATGAAACCTATCGTGGTGTTAAGTTTGTAAAGGAGGGGCACAAATGAAAAAACTTAATGCACTTCAACTCATTAAAGAGCAGAAGCAAAAAGAAGAGAGGCGGCATAAAGCATCTCTTGCTACTTTGGTAGCAGCAAAGTGATCTAAGAGGGGACTTGACTCCCCTCTTTTTTTTGTCTATAATACCTTTGTCGAGGTTGATAAAAATGGACAGAGAAAAGATTAAGTTAATAGTTAAAAACCTTGAGTCCCTGGTAGAATGCCTTAAGTCAGAAATTAATTCTGATGTGGATTCTTATAGACCAGAACCACAATATGAAGAAATTGCACATTATCTAAACGATTACGACGAAGTATTTTATGACGATGACGACGAATATGCTAACTGAAGAATTCGAGTTCATGAAACCAGAAGTAAAACTCATTAGTGTTACACCAGATGCAGAGAAGCATATGGCGTATTGTGCTCGCGTAAGTAATCCTTCTAATCAGGACAATGAAAAGTTTTCTGGTCTACTTAAGTATTGTATTCAACATCAACACTGGAGTATCTTTGAGCAAGCAAGTATGACAGTTGAGATTAACACTACTCGTGGACTAGCAGCTCAAATTCTCCGACATAGATCATTTACATATCAAGAATTTTCGCAACGATATGCTGACACTAATCTTCTAAACAAAACTATTCCTCTTCCTGAACTTCGTAGGCAAGATACTAAGAACCGTCAGAACAGTATTGATGATATTCCCGATTATCTGAAACTGACTTTGACCGAAGACATTCGCGTTCATTTTGAGCAGGGTCTACGCCTCTACAACCGCCTCCTAGAGAAAGGAGTGGCAAAGGAGTGTGCAAGGTTTGTACTGCCCCTGGCGACGCCTACACGCCTTTATATGACCGGTTCTGTAAGGTCATGGATTCATTATATTGATCTTCGTTCTGCACATGGCACACAAAAGGAACACATGGAAATTGCAGAACTTGTTCGTTGTATCTTTACCTGTCAGTTTCCTGCAGTATCTGAGGCACTTGGTTGGGTTCGTAGTGATTTGTGTTCTGACTGTGTAGATGCACCTTCTATTACTATTGAATAAATATCCTTACATACTATGGAGGTGTAACATTGGCAACATATCCGGTTTATAATAAAACCACTGGTGAACAAAAAGAAGTCTCTATGAGTGTTCATGATTGGGATCAGTGGAAGAAAGATAATCCAGAATGGGATAGAGATTGGTCTGATCCATCAACATGTCCTTCATCTGGAGAGGTTGGAGAAGTCTATGATAGACTTAAAAAATCTCATCCAGGATGGAATGATGTTCTTCGTGCAGCATCAAAGGCTCCAGGTTCAAAAGTAAAACCCATTTAACATAACTTTATATGGCAAGAAGAAAAAGAGTAGATGACCAACCGATTGGTGTAGGAATGACTGCGAAACAAATGAAACGCAAGAAACCAATTGGTCTTGATTTGATGAGAGATATTGAACCTCTTACAGATAATCAAAAACTTTTATATCAATCATATGAAAAAAACCAAAACATCGTTGCTTATGGTTGTGCGGGTACAGGTAAAACCTTTATTACTCTCTACAATGCACTTCAAGATGTTTTAGATGAGAGAAGTCCTTTTGAAAAAATCTATATTGTAAGGTCTCTTGTCGCTACTCGTGAAATTGGATTCTTACCTGGTGACCACGAGGATAAATCTTCACTTTACCAAATCCCATATAAGAACATGGTAAAGTATATGTTCCAAATGCCAGATGATGCATCTTTTGAAATGCTCTATGGAAACCTCAAAACCCAAGGAACAATTAGTTTTTGGAGTACTTCTTTTATTCGTGGAACTACTCTGGACAATGCAATCATTATTGTGGATGAATTTCAAAACCTGAACTATCACGAACTTGATAGTATCATTACTCGTGTTGGTGAGAATTCAAAAATTATGTTCTGTGGTGATGCAACTCAATCTGACCTCATTAAAACAAATGAAAAGAATGGGATTGTTGATTTTATGAAGGTTCTTCGGATCATGCCTTCAATTGATATCATTGAATTTGGTGTTGATGATATTGTTCGTTCTGGTCTAGTTAAAGAGTATATTCTTGCAAAAATGGAAGTTGGTGTATGACGTTTAATCATTGTAATTTTTTAGGTGAACTTGAACTAGAAAAGAAAGAAACAAATGGCATCCGTCTGTACAATCTTCCCGATGGTCAGTGGGTGCCTTCAATTACTTCGGTTACTTCATTTTACAACCGTCAAATTTTTGTGAAATGGCGTGAGCGTGTTGGTCTTGAAGAAGCAAATCGTATTACGAAAAGGGCAACAGCAAGAGGAACTGATTTTCACCAGGTTTGTCAGGATTATCTTGAGAACAAAGAATTAAACTGGGATGATTATCAACTCCTGACAAAGCACATGTTTCATCATGCTAAACCTTATCTTGATAAGATAAATAATATTCATGCAATTGAAAGAACTCTTTACTCAGAATATCTTGGATTGGCTGGACGAGTTGATTGTATTGCCGAGTATGAAGGAGAGTTAGCAGTTATTGACTTCAAAACTTCAGACAAAATTAAACCGGAAGAATGGATCGAAAACTATTTTGTCCAAGAAACATTTTATGCAGCTGCCTATTATGAACTCACTGGTCAAGTTGTTAAAAAACTCATCACACTCATGGTGACTCCTGGTGGTGAGGTTAAAGTATTTGACAAAAGAAACAAAGGGGATTATATTAAATTATTAGTTCGTTATATCAAAGAATTTGTACATCACAATACTAGGTCAGATGGAGAATGAATTAGAGAAAGCATTAGAAAATAAGTTCTTTTGTCCATCACGTTTTGCTCAAGAGATTGAGAATCTTGTGCAAGTTAATGTTGAGATGAATTATATTGATGCGATTATCTACTTCTGTGAACACAATAATATTGATTTGGAATCCGTTCCAAAACTTATTTCAAAACCGCTGAAAGAAAAAATCAAATATGAGGCGATGGAACTAAATTTCCTTAAGAAAACTTCCAAAGCAAAATTGATTTTTTAATCCATTTATGGGTGAAAAAAGTTCCGGCAAAAAAATCCTTATATTACTTTTTTGAATGATGCCATTCGATGCTTATCGAGAATACCTTGCTTTAAAAAATCACTTTACAAAAGATAGTTATGACTATCATAAGTACTGTGGTAAAAGTAGAGCAACAGTTCAGTCTTTCTACAAACGTAAGGATCGTTTCTGGTTTGAAAAGATTTCAAGGCAGAAAACAGATCAAGAAGTTGTAGAATTT